GTCCAATGCTAATGGGATGAGGAAAGTCTCCGCGCTTCATATCCGTGTAGATGGTTGCTCTTGATTTTTTCACCAAGCCAATGACTTCAGGCAATCGTAAAATTTGTTCTGACATATCTCACTCCATTTGTGTTGTTGACGAAGTAATCATATCAGTATTTGCATATCTGTCAAATCACCTACAAGTTAGTCAGGTATTTCATACCTTACAATGTCTTTGCGCGTTTCTGCTTTCGCGCAGTTGCCTTTGGGGCTGGCGCGAGTCAGCCCCCTTTTTTGCCTGTACACTTGACGCTTTCCACAAAACATGGTTAACATTCTACGCATGAAAATCGCACAGCAAGCCATAAACGACATCAAGTACAAGATTGAGTCAGCCGGATATCGGATGTCTGACTTGTGTCGAGTCGCAGAAATCAATCAGGCACAGGTCAGCCGCTGGCAAAACGGCATCACTGAGCCACTCTACAGCACCGTGGTGCGCTTGGAGCAGGCAGCGGATGCGCTGATCTCAGCGCGGCTTCAGGTGCTCAACAAAGCCATGGAGGATGCCGTCAAATGATTCACTATCACGGCACTCCAATCAGTCCCATCAAAGCAATTCAAACAATGGCAGGGAAAAACTTTTGTATTTCCTACGCCAGACCTGATGATTTGCAAAGATGTTTACAGATTGGACAATCCTTGATGCTGGACAACGGCGCATTTAGTGCCAAAACAAGAGGATTGGAATTCAACTTAACTGGCTTTTATAAGTGGGTTGAGCCTTTGCTGGCGCATCCTCATTGGGCGGTTGTTCCTGATGTAATTGATGGGACTGTCGAACAACAAAAAGAGATGGTTAAAACTTGGTGTTTCCGTAAAGAATTTGGAATTCCTGTATGGCATTTAGGCTTGCCAATTTCATATTTGCTAGAGTTATGTGACCAATGGGGGCGGGTGTGCTTTGGGTCAGCAGGGGAATATTGGCAGATTGGCACTACAAAATGGTGCGGCAGGATGGATGAGGCATTTAATGCACTGGTTAAAACCTATGGAAGACAAATACCTTGGGTACATGGCATGAGGATGTTGGGACAAACAGGATACCCATTAGCAAGTGCAGACTCTACAAATGTTGCTTTACACCATGCAGAACATATCGAATGTGCTGGCTGTATGGCAAAAAGAATTGATGCAAGAAACCCCCCAACTTTGTGGGAAGAAAAACCATTACAGGAGAAGTTAATATGATTTATGCATTCATTTATATTGCCGCATTGGTTGCCGCAAATCTATTGGTTGCCGCATTCGGTGTTTGGTTTACCCCAATAAGTGCGTTTGTACTGATTGGATTAGATTTGTCATTGCGTGACAAGTTGCATGATCTTTGGGAGGGTGACAAACTAGCCATAAAGATGGGTGGCTTGATTGCAACTGCCAGCATCATTTCTTATGCCATCAATCCAGCAACAGGAATGATTGCCTTTGCATCTTTGGCGGCATTCAGCTTGTCAATGGTTGCTGATTCATTAGCCTATCAATATCTCAAAGGTAAAGATTGGATGGTTCGGGTCAATGGATCAAATACCGCTGGCGCATTGGTTGACTCTATTGTTTTTCCAACGATTGCCTTTGGCGGTCTGATGCTAGGAATCGTTGCACTGCAATTCATTGCAAAAGTTGGCGGTGGATACATTTGGTCAAAAATATTGGTGAAATTTAAATGAGAGTAGTCGGAATCGATCCTGGCCTCTCCGGTGCGGTGGCCGTCATCAATGGCACTGACAGTTTGATCGTCATTGATATGCCCACCATGACGGTGGAGCGCAACGGCAAAGCCAAGCGACAGGTCAGTGCCAGCGAGTTGGCTGACATCTTGTCCAACTTCAACTCAAACGATTCCCATGTTTACTGCGAGCGCGTGGGTGCAGTCAGTGGCCAAGGCGTGACAAGTGTCTTCAGCTTTGGGCGCTCATTTGGCATGATTGAAGGCATCTTGGCCGCGTACAAACTGCCTGTGACATATGTTGCACCGGCCACTTGGGTCAAGGCCGTTGGCCGTGGACAGGGCAAGGATGCCAGCCGCGCACGCGCCATGGAACTCTTCCCAAACAATCAGGCTGACTTCAAGCGCGTCAAAGATGATGGCAGATCAGACGCAGCCTTAATCGCATATTGGGGTGCACACCATGCAAGATAAAGAGAGACAAGTCATGCGCGAACACATCATTTGGCTGGGCACTCAGTTGGAGTTGCAACGCAAGGCCAATCAGGACAAGGTGGTGCTCCTCAAACGCATCCTAGACCCCGAAGACCTTGGACACGCTGTCAGCCATGAGGTAAGGCAGTTGGCGTATCAGATCATCATCAACGATCACCACTTGGAAAGAGACACATGGCAACAAAACAACGCAGACTAAGACCCTCGGCATCATCACGGTGGATCGCGTGCCCAGGTTCGGTCAAGCTCTGTGCTCAAGTACCGCAACGCCCATCAGGTGAAGCCGCACAGCTTGGCACTGCCATTCACGCGCTGGCCGAGACTTGCTACCAACTCGACACCGATCCCATGAAATTCATTGGCGAGGAGATTGAAGGCGTGATCTTGGACGCTGACGATTGTCAGATGGCACTTGATTACCTGAACGAGATTTGGAATATCGAAGGGCTGACAGAGCGCATGAATGTCGAGTACCCAGTCAAGTATCAGTCTGCTGAATACATCCAAGTGGGTGGCACTGCTGATGTCGTGGGTTACTCCATGCAGTCAGGCAAGGTCTATGTCACTGATTTGAAAACTGGCAAGGGTTATGTGTCAGAGGATTCGACACAGCTCAAGATTTACGCGCTTGCCTACACGCAGGGAATGTCACGCGATTGGATCAAAGAATTCCATCTCACGATTGTGCAACCGCACTCAGGCGAGCCGCGCACTCTTGTGATGCCAGCAGCAGAGTTGTGGGAGTGGGAAGAGAAGGTACTGCGTCCCGCGATGATCGCCACACAGCTCGATGAACCGCCACTGTATATGTCCGAGTCAGCCTGTCAGTGGTGTGACGCGAAGACGATTTGCCCCAAACAGAAACAGCAATTCGATGTTGTGGCCACACAGACAGACATCACCGCGATGAACAAAGAAGAGATCGCGGAGGTGATGAAGACTCTCACGCCCGATCAGATCAGCGCAATATTAGATAAAGCACCGATGGTTGAAAAATTCATCAAGGCAGTGGAAGAGCACGCGATGCAGGCCATGGAAAAGGACGGCATGGTGCTGCAAGGCTGGCAGCTCGCACCGAAGCGCCCAACGCGCAAATGGTTAGATGGCGACAAGGCCGCTGACAAGTTGGCCGAGTTGGGACTTACCCGAACACAGATTTTTGAAACAAACCTAATTACTCCAGCGGCGGCAGAGAAACTGCTTCCAAAGGATCAAAGAGTTATCTTGGACGATCTCACGGTCAAGATATCAAGTGGACTTACGCTTGCGAGAGATCGCAGTCTGAGTCAATAATGCAACCCCTGAAACTTAGAAAGCGAAACGCAAAATGCTAAACCTCTCATCTGCTGGCGGCTCTGGAAACTACATCCGCTTCTCTCCTCAAGCTAACGCTTGGACAAACAATCTCGGCGAGGAAATCCAACTCAAAAAGATCGTATTCGACATCAATGATGTGCAAACAGGCTGGCTGGCACTCGGTGTCGGTTTGCGCGATTGGCAAGCCGATGCAGTGCTTGGCAAGAAAGGCGCACAGCCGTCCCCCGACCACAAACGCGGATTCATCGTCAAGTTTTACAACAAGGAAATCGGCTTGGTGGAATGGTCATCGAATGGCGTAGGTCCGAACATGGGACTCGAAGTCATGTACACCGCCTGCGCTGCACAGCAAGCCGCCAATGCAGGCAAGTTGCCTGTGCTGGAGTACACCGGCAGCAAGCTGGAAAAGATCGGCAAGGGCACTACGCGCATCCCAGCGTTCAACATCGTGTCGTGGATTGAGCGTCCTGCTGGCATGGACGCTGAAGGTGCGGATCACTCTGTACCGGCTGCTGTACCAGTTGCATACACACCAAGACCGTCGTTTGTGCCACCAGTTGAAGTGCCAGCGAAGTCAGCGATGGCCGCAGCAGTGGCTGATGACGAGATGTTCTAACTGATCGGCTTTAAGCACCGCTGGCTAACCCCAGCGGTTTTTTTTCCTCTAAAAAATACAACATGAAATATCTCTCACTTTGCAGTGGTATTGAGGCGGCAACCGTAGCATGGCATCCCCTTGGATGGGAGGCAGTAGCGTATTCAGAGATCGAAAAGTTTCCATCTCAGGTGCTGGCGCACCACTATCCACAAACGCCAAACCTTGGCGACATGACGAAATTTAAGGAGTGGTCAATTGAATCAAATGTCGATCTTCTCGTTGGAGGAACACCCTGCCAATCATTCTCAGTCGCAGGACTTAGAAAAGGATTGGATGACCCGCGTGGCAACCTCATGCTTACCTATCTTGCCATTGCTGACAAATATCGCCCCAGATGGTTGGTCTGGGAGAATGTCCCTGGAGTCCTGTCATCTAACGGAGGAAAAGATTTTGGAGTCTTCCTCGGGGCGCTGGGCGAACTCGGGTATGGGTTCGCCTACCGCGTTCTTGACGCTCAATACTTTGGAGTGGCACAGCGCCGCCGCCGTGTGTTCGTTGTCGGATACCTTGGAGACTGGCGACCTGCCGCAGCGGTACTTTTTGAGCGCAACAGCCTGTCAGGGAATCCTGCGCCGAGCAGAGAAAAGAGGGAAGGTGTTGCCACCAGCGTTAGAGAAGGCGCTGCAAACAGTAACTGGCCTGCCGAAATAAGTAGCACGCTTGATACTACCTTTGGAACAAAACAAGGTTTGGAGAATCAGCACATCAATGCTGGTTGTCCAATGTTTGTTCCAGCCTACGGCATACCTGGCAATTGGATCGGACGCAAACCAGAGAACGGTGGCAACGCCACAGAGCCAATGCATGACATTGCACCATGTCTTACCAAAGCAGATCAGCATGGTGTGGCGCAACCAATCACCTTCAGCGGCCAGATGTCAAACCCGCATACTAATGTTGATATCACGCAAACCCTGCAAGCCAAGAATCCTATGGCCGTGGCGCATTCAGTTGTCGCACCCACTCTTACTGCCGCCAACGATCCAAGCAGATCGCCTCAGTCATCTGAGGTAACTAATCAGGTGTATTCGGTTTATCAATCATCAATGGCCGTGCGCCGACTCACGCCAAAGGAATGCGAGAGACTACAAGGCTTTCCCGACAACTACACCGACATCCAGCCCAAGGGCAAGCCAACGCCAGACGGTCCAAGGTACAAAGCCTTGGGCAACAGCATGGCAGTGCCTGTGATGGCGTGGATCGGACAACGCATCGAACAAGTAGAGGCAATATGCAAGCAGAACAAATAGCCAAGACGCTGGGCAACGCAAAGAAAGCCAACGGCCAATGGGTGGCTAGTTGCCCTGTACCAAGTCACGGCAAAGGACAAGGCGACAAGAATCCATCACTCAGCATCGACATCAATGATGAGGGCAAGCCCTTGTTTCACTGCCACGGTGGTTGCAGCCAAGAGGATGTCTTCCACACCATCAGAGCACTCAATCTGCTGCCGGAACTCTTGGAGAGGCCAGACCCACTCGCCAACATCAGACCGATACCTCGCAACATACTGGAGCAGGAATGGGCGTATCAGGATGAGGACAGGCAGACGGTGTTTGTCAAACAGCGGTTCAAGATAGGGGAGACAGGCAAGACATACCGTCTGTACAAGGTTGACCCTGATGGCCGTAAGCACCCAAGCCTTGGCGATGCGCGGATCGTGCCCTACAACTTGCCGGCACTCTTAGACGCGAAGACCGCGGGGCGCAATGTCTTCTTAGTAGAGGGCGAGAAGGCAGCGGACGCGATCAAGTCAATCGGAATGATCGCAACCACCGCGCACACTGGCGCCGGATCATGGCCAGCCGCCATCACCGAATACTTTGCCGGAGCGCAAGTCATCATCGTGCCGGACAACGATGTGGCGGGTTGGGGCTACGCCTACAAAGCAGCAGAGGCAATCCTGCCCATCGTCAAGTCACTGAAGGTAGTTGACCTCGGTCTGCAAGGGCAAGGTGACGATGCCTTTGAATTCATTGAGGCGGGTGGCGGTAGAGCCGAGCTGGTGGCGTTGGTCAAGGCGGCCGTACCCATCACAACGCTGGATCAGGTAACGATGCCCGAAAGGTTGAATCCGATTTTGCAATCAAGTACACAAAACGAGGAAAAGCATACACATGAGCTTGATCATGTAAAGAAAACGCTAGAAATTGAACATGAGTTTGCGGCAGAGCCAGCAGCACCACCAAAACCGTCAAAGCAAATACAGATCGAGCATTGGGACGCGATACAGGATGAGCCGGTGCGTTGGTTGATAGATAAGGTGCTGCCTGTGGGTAGTTTCAGCGCGCTCTATGGACCGCCAGGCAGCTTCAAGAGCTTTCACGCGCTTCATATTGCTCACTGCATTGCCACTGGCACAGCATGGATGGGCAATGAGGTGACTGAGGCTGGCGGTGTTTTATACATAGCCGGTGAAGGCTTTGGGGGAGTCGGCGCAAGGATCAAGGCGTGCAAGCAGCACCATCAGACAGAAGCAGGCGCACCGATTTATGTCATTCGCCACCAATTAAACCTGAGATCAAGCATCGAAGACTTCAACGCGCTGGTGCTGGCCATCGAACAACTGGTCATGGATTCAGGCATCGACTTTAAGTTGATCGTCATAGACACGCTGGCCAGAGCCTTTGGCGGTGGGGATGAGAACTCGGCCAGCGACATGATGCAGTTTGTGGTGACCTGTGGGCATATACAGAAGATCGTGCAAGACGCTGCGCTGATGATCCTGCATCACAGCGGCAAGGACAGTAGTCGCGGGATGCGGGGATCGTCAGCGCTCTTAGGGGCGGTGGATACAGAGTTGGAACTAATCAGGTTTGAGGACTCTATGAAAGGGATTGTGCGTACCGCCAAGCAAAAGGACGGTGAAGATGGGACGCGCTACGGCTTTGAGATGGTCACGGTGGAGCTGCCAGCGCCACAAGGATCACTTCAGATCGGTGAGCCGCAGACCAGCTTGGCGGTGCAGGCCAGCGAGATAGGCGAACACGAAGACCAGAAAAATAAGGGTAAGAGTGGATCAAAACTCACCGGACAACAGGTCAAAGCATTGACCTGCTTAGAGAATGTGATTAAACAAAAAGGAATATTAAAGTTTATGGAGGGCGCTCAGAGAATGTGCGTCTTAATAGAGGATTGGGAACTTGAATTTAGGGCGAAATTGGGACGCAAACCAAGCGGAGACAAAACATTTGACAAAGCATGGACTCGCGCACAGGAGGCGCTGACAACTCACGAACTCATTGATATGAGAGATGAATGGGTATGGATGCTCAACAAGACTGTAGACAGTGAGTCTTTTTGATACTGTTTTTATATACATGAAAAATGGAGACATTTGGAGACATTTGGAGACATTGTCGCCGTGAATGGAGACACGACAAACGAGAGTCTATAAGACTCGTAGTTTGTCTCCATCAGTGTCGCCAAATGCAATTTGTTTGAAAGGAAAAAGAAATGGCAACAAAGAAGTCACTCAGACAGCATCCAGTGGTGGTGAGTCCAAGTCCACAAGCAGATTCGTGGACGGTTTATGTGCAATCCAAGTTGGTGGAACTGGAGGCAGCGAAAGCGGTCAGTGATCGAAAATGGGGAGAAAATCGACTGATTACTTTAGTAGACAGTGAGTTGAGGGAGAAATTCTGGACGCAGAACGGCAGATTGCACCAAGCGATTGCGTCAAAGGATCATGCGAAATTCGATTCCAGTTTGGCGGGAATGATCAGGGCTTATGGCGTGTTGGATCAGTGGGCTGACGGTCAAGGCATCACGCCAGCCAACGATCAGATTCCGAGAATCGAGTGGGAGATGCAGACAGGTCAGGTCATGGTCATTGTCAGGACGGTCAACGAGACTTTGGCTATGCAGCGCGAAAGGCAGGAACTGAGCAACCATTGCATTTGGTCCATGGAAGAGCTGGAGGTGATCTTCAACGATCCGCTGGTGCAAGAAATCATCAAGGTCAAAGCCTTTGATCCAACCGCCAAGGTGGTCAGCTTCAAAGCCAACAAAATAGGTGGAGAATCAGGCTTTGACGACTTCCCAGATGACCTTGAGGTGCTGGACGGTCCAGCAGCAGAAAAGAAATTCAACAGCAAACAAGCGGAGAGGTTCAAGAATGGGCAAATTAAGTGAAATCATGAGTAAGGTAGGCCAATGGGTCAAATCGGGCTTTGAGTGGCTTAAATCGCGTTTTAAGAGGGTCTGAGCGTGGTTGGTAACCCAAAACGAAGACAGGACATTGCTTTCCTCAACGATATGCCCGAAGAGATGATCTTCAGCATGGTGGAAAGTGGCAAAAGCATTGCCAACATCTGCATCGATCTGGGCATCAGCAAGCGTGCGCTAGACGATTGGATTGAGGAAAATGATCACGGTGCTATGATTGCGCGTGCGCGCACGCGTGCAGCAGACCTTTTAGCGTGTGAGACGGTGGAGATCGCGGACGGCATGGATGTCGATCACGCGCAGCGCGATGTCCAGCGCATCCGAACGCGCCAGTGGCTGGCTGAACGGTGGGATCAGAAGACTTATGGCTTACAAAAAGCCGCGCAAATCAACATCAATGTCCAAGACTTACGCATGGCGGCACTGCGCCATACCGAGGTGCTCGAGGACTTATCCACAGAAAAACGCAATGATTGAACACACTGGCCTGTGGATAACGCAAATCTGCCTACTGATTGAGCAAATCAGAGCCAGTTATCCACATTTGACTTAACATAATGGACATCGTATTAAATGGATTCTGTAAGCTATCTGTAAGAGAGCATATGAATCAACGACTTAGCGATGCATACCCCTGTGGATATCTTTTCGCTGTAAAGTGGGCGCGGCCTGCGCCTGGCGCGGCGCGATGCCCCCCCCTTGCGCGTTTGCGGCGGGGGCGGCTGATGAC